AAGCGATATCCAAAATTGAGTCCCTCGAAGATGAACTCGCCAAAATAAAAAACTCCATATAATATAAATCATGTCTGGTGGAATTGCACAATTAGTGGCCGTCGGTGCTCAAGATGCCCATTTGGTCGGCCAACCCGAAGTCAGCTTTTTCCGCTCTACGTACAAACGTGCGACGAATTTTTCTCAGTCCTGTGAACGTCAGGTCATACAAGGCAACATCCAAAACAATGGCATGTCCTCCATTCGCTTCGAGAGAAAGGGAGACATGTTGTCCTACGTTTACCTTGCCCCCATTCACTCCAACGGTACCCAAGCGGCCACTGTGACCGATTGGGAATCCAAGATTTCCAAGGTCGAACTGTTCATTGGTGGACAATTGATCGATGAACAAGATTCTACGTTCTCTACGATGATTGCGCCGGAACTTTTGGCGACGTCCTCGTCTAAGTCTGTCGGTGGTGGTATCTACCGTGGTGGCGCGGGAGAACAATTTTATCCCCTCCGATTTCAATTTTGCGAAAACTGGCAATCCTCTCTTCCGTTGATCGCCATGCAATATCATGATGTCGAACTCCGAATTCACTGGGGTGCCTCCGCGGCTAGCAACAAGTGGGAAGCCTACGCGAACTACATTTTCTTGGACACGGATGAACGCTCCGTGATGTCCTCGAAGCCGATGAGCATGTTGATTACCCAAACACAAAAGGTTATCGCCAGTCAGGCGAAAATCCAGGAGCTCTCGTTTAATCACCCGGTGAAGTTCCTCGTGTCGAACTGCTCCGCGAACGGTATGATGACCGCGACGAACCAAACGAAACTCCAAATCAACGGTACCGATTGCAGTGACTACAAATTCACGATGCCGAACTACTCTGCGGTCAGTAGCTACTACCACGTCCCGAACTCGTCGGGTGACAAGAAGACGTCTCTCTTCATTTACCCGTTCTGTTTGGAAACTTCCAAGTTGCAACCGACAGGTTCATTAAATTTCTCGCGTCTCGATTCGGCTCGTATTGTCAACTCTGGCAGCAGCTCGCTTGACGCAATTTATGCGGTTAATTACAATATTATACGCATAGAAAACGGCATGGCGGGTCTCGTGTATGCCAACTAAAATGTCCCAAAAAAATAGATAATTATATTAGAAACAAGCATGTTTTGGACAGTATTGTTCTTACTCGCTTTTGTCTTCGTGCTAACCTATGATCCCCGATCCAGGACACTGGATAAAATAGTGGATCCTAAGATAGTAGAAACCTCAGAGAATACGAAACCCGTTCCATACGATGAAAATGTAACGAATATACGCAGAAGTGTTACGAGAGAGTCGAAAGAGTCGCATTATGACGCACTCCAGTTCGGAAAAGACGCCGGATATACGGTTCCAGACAATAAGGGTGTCCACATGGGCGCGATTATAGGAACTTAAAACTTTCAGGATATGTTATATTAGTTATACTATGTTCTCTCTTGACCGCGAAACGATGATGCTCATTGCTGTTGCGATGTGTATCCTTGGAAGCCTTTATCTCTATAGTGAGTTGAGAAATACCCGAAATGATGTATCCGAAGTGAGGACATTTTCCTCCCAGATGGCCAATCATCTAAATAGTTTGAGTTATTACGACGACGATATGTCGGAAGAAGGTGACGAAGATTATGAAGAAGATGGCGAGGAAAACGTACCTGTACAACCGACAAAGTCAATCCAATCTATTACGCCGATTTCTGCGGAAACTGAGGTAATGTCTGTGAAATAATCATATCCGTTTATTGTAACTTGCTAAATGAGCAATGAAGAAGTACAAAGCAATAGCGATCCCAGTTAGTTTCGCAGACGCAAAGCCCCGGTTTTTAACCGTTCGAGATCGACGATTTAAAGATTGGATTTTTGTCACAGGAGGATGCAGAAGAAGAGAAATTTACAACCCACTTAGATGTGCTCTAAGAGAACTAGAAGAAGAAACAAGAGGTATTGTCTCACTCAAGAAGGGAGAATACACGTCATACGTATTTACTGTCAAGGAAAGTCCAACGGTGGACTTGGTCTATAATGTGTTTGTATTTTTCGTTGATTGGAAAAGAAACGACCAATACGCACTCATTAGAAAATTTTATGAAGAAAAGGCTAAATGCCAAGCAAAGAAAGCAAACAAACAACCGATAAAAAAGACATTCGATGAAAATGATTTTATGAATTTCGATACGTTAGAGGAATATAACTGCCGAAAGAGATGGAATTTGATCGTCGATAATATTATAAAAAATCCAGAATTTTATGCGTGTGTTCAATCCTTGAATAGAAAAACATTTTCTATTAAATAGGATGAAGTCAAAGGCTTATATTTTACGTGAAATCCGAGAATTGCTCATAGATAATAGAGGCTATTCAGAAGATGACGCGAAGGAAAAGGCAGACGAACTCGCTCCGAGAACCGTGTATGAATTATTAACTTTAAAAAAGGAGCTTGCCACAGATAAAGAATTTGAGGATGTTTCCATCTCTGCTTCGATTAGACGGTATTAAAAAATAGAATCGTAACAAACGTAAGTATGTTCAAGCGCTGGTGCGCAGAACAAAAAATTGATCATGGAGGTAACAAGCTATCACATGTGCTCATGAATGGGGGAGTCCTATCCGTGCCATCTGATAGATTGAATGAATTTTATGATAAATGTATAGAGGCCGTATTATCGGGGGATAAGATATACGTAGTCGAACAAAAAACAAAATATTATAATTTTTTCGTCGATGTGGATTACAAAGCAGACGATGCGCTAGATTTAAACGAAATACAGAGCATATGCAAGATAATTTGTAATAAAATGATGACGAAGGGTGGGAAGGAATGTTTAATTTCGGTAGCGGAACCAAAACCATCGGGCGATAAAATCAAAACGGGAATACATTTAAATTTTCCCGGATTTGTCGTAAATCAAGCGAGTGCGATCGCCCTCCGAGAACATATATTGGTCGCGTTGTATATAGCGAAAGGTTCGGAAGATTGGGAAAAAATTATAGATTCTGCGGTATATGGGGACATTTCTAAACGGTCTAAGGGAAGTGGGTTTAGAATGCCGTGGTCACATAAAATGACGAAAGGTGTTACCGAAGGTCCGTATCTACCCGTATTTGTATATAAACCCGGAGGTTTGTTAAGTAGCTTGACGAAAATAGGACAGAGACCGGACGCACAAATTCTAGCCATGTCCGCCGTACGAACAACTTCGACCGATTTTGTGACCATAGAGGGACCAACAAAGGCGATAAAGGAGGGATCATTCACTGAAATACAAACCAAAGATGAAGTCAGTGACATCGAACTAAAGTACAACATTGAGCGATTTATCCAAAAAAATATGAACGGACAATCCGACGCACGAGTTTCTAAATTATTCAAATTTGATAATCGGTACTTAATTTCTAGTAATTCTAAATACTGCGAAAACTTGGGAAGAAATCACGGATCGAATCATGTATATTTCTATATCAGTGGCGATCGGATCACACAAAAGTGTTTTTGTACGTGTGATACACTCGATGGGAGGAGAAGTGGATACTGTAAGGACTTTGTGGGAAGTACATATCAGTTAAATCAATCGATTGTGGATAAATTGTACCCAGAAAAAGAAGAGATGAGAAAGTGTATAGGTGTCAAAAAAACCGCCTTAAATAATTCGGGGATAAACACAATGGATTGTAAAAGTGATATGGAGAATTTTATTGTCAAACACGTCGATAAACAACACACAGATCTAAAAGTTATTAAAATACAAAAGAATGGAAAAAATTACATAATTGGAACGACCTCCACATATTGTGAGATAGCAGGAAAGAACCACGATGATAAATGTACCAGTTTCATCCTCACGAACAAAGGGAAAATTAAGCAGGATTGTGTAATATGTAAAGGTAAAAAGAGTAAGATACACACGATCATCCCGAAAATAATGAATAAATTGTATCCAAAATAAAAAATATATTTAAGTTAAATGGCACTGGTCCTTTTGTGCGCATCGACATATGTGGCATATAAATTATTATATAAAGAATATTCCCCACCCGAACGTGCCGATACCCTAAAGGATTTGAAACTTAAAGTCCACAAATATTCAGGAGTTGAACCGGAAATATATATGAAATTCCTATCCAAAATCAAATTAGCGCAACGCCTCGAACACAATCCAAACGTCGCACAGCAATATTTAATAGAATCCCTCGATAGTTTAGAGGATTTGGGATTGTATGGCGAAACACGAAATTTGGGAATCCAGGATGAGATACATCAACTATCCAACACAATAGGTTACACATTTGAAAAGAAATTAATGGATAACGCGATAAACAATAACGAGGTGTTCCATCCAAAGTACTTAAACAGAAGAATATACTAATTATTAATAATATGGCCGCTTTAGTTGATCAAATGGAGAACATTAATATAAGTGAAGGTGCGATACGTACTAGATATGGACGTATCGTTAAAAAACCTCAATTGTTTGTCCCGACCGAGACCGTCGTTAATGATGATTTCGGTGATGATGAATATGATGAAGAATGGGACAAATCCGATCTCGACACAGAAGAAGAATACGATTCAGATGACTCTGGATTCGATGATTCAGATGACGAAGACGATAACGGCAACCTTAAAGGATTCGTCGTGAGTGAAGATGAAGAATCCGACGAAGATGATAGTGAGTAATTTTAGCTTAAAAAAAAGAGCAATTATCTAATAAATGGAGACTGATATAGGCAATCCAATCGACTATAAATCCGAAGTGGATTCGTTAGATAAACATGCCCATGACAACGACATGACCGATGACCCGTATGAAGATTCGACGCCCATCTATGCCCAGCCCATGATGAACCAAGCGCCGCCTCCACCTCCGCCTATGTACCCAATGATGCAACAACAATGGCAACCAATGGCGTCACCTCCCACTCAGCCGATGGATATTTTTGCATCAATAGATAAAACTACCTATATTATAGTATTTGTTGGTTTTATTTTAGGATTTTTTATGGGTAAGACTATGCAACCCGTTATACTTAAACCATCTTAATCTCAGATTCGGGATCCGAATAACCTGAAAAATCGCCGATGTCACCCGTTTTTGGCTCAGTGAAATATGCACGACTCACGATGAGTGGGTCTTTCAACATATCCGTTGCGACATCATACGCTGTATCGGTATCTTTCTTGTTTTTTCTCTTTTCCTTCAAGGAAAAAAACAAGACACATAATGCGACGACAATTAATAGTGTGATTAAATTTAGAATTACACTTAACATCTTATCTTATTACTAATTAATATTTTTTATCTTACGCGGACGAGACTTCTTCGGACTTTTCTTCGATTTTAGCATTCGCGGATTCGGCTTCTGCGGCCTCGGCGGCGGCATCTGCCTCGCGTTGCTTCTGACGCTCATTAATTTCCTGGGCGACAATTTCATCGGCCTCTTTCACCAGATCTTCCATGGGAGCATCCGGCTTTTCCTTTTGAAGGCGTTCCAAAACCTCCGCTGGGTGACTGATCGGAGCTTCATCGGGCTTATTATAATATCTGCTGTTGTCATCTCCCGGTTTGGCGTACGTGTCGCCGGTTTTGACCGCCATCATGTCAGCCTTACGTTCTTCAAACATCTTTGCGGCTTGTGCTTGATTCTCCTTGTACCCCTGCATGATCTCCTCCAATTTTTCATTCGCGAAATGCGCGTCCTCGATCTTACTCGGATCCGGCGGAATTAACAGCCATTTATACATATCTACGACATAAATATCGAATGTAGCGTCTTCCTTTTGTAATCGTTTCGCGTGATCCGCAGCCTCACTACGAGAAGCGAAACATCCGCGAATCTTAATACCGAATTTATCATTTTTTTGTGGAGCTTCCGGTCCAACGACGGACAAGCACGCAAATAATTGTCCCGGGACGGTCGTGTAGTCGCTCGTGAGAGAAGCCATTTGTATATTATATATGAATATATACCCAAAACTTTAAGCCCCGTTTTACTTAAGAGACCATTGGTCACGTTTAGGTCTCCTAAGTGAGCCCGAGCTATAAATTTTTTAAGTAAAATTAAAAATGTCTTTGAGAATCCGAAATTCGATCACCAACGCCTACATCGATAAAGTATTGGAATATTGCCAACTACTTCTTCATCGTAACAAGATTAACCTGAGTGACAAGTATGTAGATGGTAGAATCAATTCCGTGAAAGATGAAGCCATCATTCGGGGCATTCTATTGAAAGATAAAGCCTTGGCGACTCGTCTCAAAGAACCATCCGACCCACGGGCATTCGGTGATATTTACCTCGATATGAGCGAATTTAAAGTTCCGGATTTTCCAATCAATATCAAGTCATTCGATACCACGAACAAGAATCAAAGAAACAATCTCTGTGGCATCGTGAAACTTATCAATTATATGTATAATGATAAGTCATGCCGAGATAAGGTTGGAATTGCGCGAGCGGTTAAGAATTCACCCATTCAAATCCAGAGATATGGTCTCATTATCGTATCAAAAACCGAAAATAAAGTGTGGTGTGGAACGTTCGATGAAGTGCCGACCACTCAAATCTTCATTAATCCCTCGAATGGATTTCAAATTTCATACCCAGTCGATCGAATTAAGAGAAATGACCAACAATATATGAAAATGGTCACAGATAAGACGCACGAGTTATTTCAAAAATGGGCGGAACCACTTAAAGTTTTTGAACACTAAACATACAAGATGGCAACCAAGCAGAAAAGTTTGGGTCAATATTTCACTAAACACATTGGATTGAGAAATTACATATTTAATCATGTGGAAAATGTGGGTGCTAAATTGCTAGAACCATCATTTGGTGCGGGACATATATTAATGAACTTTTTAGAAACAAATAAAAACCACCCAATGGTATGTTTTGAAATCGACAAAACCATAGAGCCCGAAGTAGATTTTAATAATAATCAAAAGGTCATATACGAGGACTTTCTTTCTTATGAATTTGACGAAAAATTCAAAACAATTGTTGGTAATCCCCCGTATGTCAAGGGAAAGGGAAGCGCATCTAATATGTACATAAAATTCATAGAAAAGTGTTACCATTTAGTGGATGATGGTGGGGAATTGATATTCGTGGTACCATCCGACTTCATGAGATTAACCACCACATCGAAGTTAATCGTTGAAATGTGCGAAAATGGAAAATTTACACACTTTTTATTCCCCAATAGGAGTTCTCTTTTCGAAAATGCGAGCATAGACGTGACAGTGTTCAGGTATCAGAAAATAAATCGCGACGGAGTCGTGATAGATCCTATAATGACCTACCATAACAAGACATTCATGGATACTTGTGTCGTTCAATACGGTATCCCCGACGAACCTCGCGTAGAACACACAAGGTATAACGTATTGGGAGGAATCATCACATTCGGCGAACAAAGTGAAGAAATGAAAAAAATAGAAGACTATTTCGATGTAGGTGTGGGTATGGTATCTGGAAAGGATGAAGTATTTAAAGTTCCACTCGGTAACATAGATGTACTTCAAGATGAGAATGAGACGGAGAGGTTTATATACGTGAATCAGTTTCCAACTGGTAATCAGGAAATAGACGAACACTTGGAAAAATATAAACAAACGTTGATGGACAGAAAAATAAAAAAATTCACGGAAAAGAATTGGTTCGAATGGGGCGCACCGAGAAATCTTAGATTAATGGAAAATAACAACGGTAAAGACTGTATATACGTGAGAACCTTATCTAGAAAAACAGAAATCGCATTCTTGGGGAAAGTTCAAAGATTTGGCGGTCGTTTATTGTGTATGGTGCCAAAGAGTGGTGACGTCGATCTAGAGAAAATAGTGAATGAATTAAATACCGATACATTTAAATCCAATTATAAGAATGATGGTCGGTTCAAAATGGGTCAGCGTCAATTAGCCCTAAGTTGTTTAAAAGAATCAGTTTTTTAATATAAAATGGAGGAAATCCGTAAACACCACAACGACGCCAAGCGCGCTCTAATCCAATCTGTCACAAAAGAAGGTTACCACATTTTGGATGTGGGCTCGGGGTTTGGTGGTGATTTAATGAAATGGAAGAATTGTGGTGCGTACATAAACATGTGCGAACCCAGACAAGAATCCTTAGATGAGTGTAAATCGCGCGCAAAGAATATGAAGATTCGGGCAAACTTCTATTTGGGTGACATCACGAAATGTCCAAAAAGACAATTCGATGTTATATGTTACAATTTTTCATTACATTATATATTCGAATCTAAGAAGTTATTCGATATATCCATGCGAGAGATCAAACACAGAATGAGACCCGGTGGGATGTTCATTGGAATCATTCCAGATTCGGAAAAAATAATTTTTAAAACACCGTTAGAAGATGAGCTTGGAAATTATTTCATCATGGATGAAAATAGTGGATACGGGAATTATGGTGAAAAATTAAAGGTAAAATTAGTAGAAACGCCGTACTACGCGAACGGCGAAGTGCCCGAACCCATCGGATATAGAGATATCCTCATCACGCGAATGACGGAAATGGGTTTTACATTAGTGTTATGGGAAGGTTTGACAGGAAGTAAAATTTCCGAACTTTACAGTAAATTTATCTTCGTCTATAAGAGATGATACTTTATATCTTAGCCGCCTTCATAGTGTACGTACTCTTTTTCCGAATATCTAGATAAAGGTTAGATTTGTGCAATTACTATGGAAAATAACAGAAAAATATGTAAGCAATGTGGTAATCTAGAAGAACACGGCGTAAATAATGATAAACCGGATGGACTCATGGGATCGCGATGTAAAAAGTGTGAATTAATACGACGAAGGGCATATCTCTCGGGGCGGCGTCCTCCTTCTCCCACCCCACCCGAAATTTCCTTCGTGCGTTCGTACATACAAACCACCGAGACTCTCTCGGTAGCGATGGATGAAGGGTCTTTGATAAAACTTCCAAGACAGGAATGGTACACACTGGAGGCAGCGATGATGAAGATGATCGCGCGAATCCATGCGCACGCGGCGTTTAGATGAGTATAAAAATTAATCGAGGTGTATAATAGATGATACGCTTCCTTTTACTCGCGTCATTCTTGGTTGTTTTGTTTCTGGTATTGTTACCTAGATATAACGAACCATTACTATTCGGTAAATTTATAACAGCAAAAGAAGCCGAGTATATAAAGACCAGGGCATCGGACCAATTAAAGAGTTCGACGATATCGACGGAAAAGGATTTAGATACGAGTATCCGAAATAGTGAAACGGCGTGGTTGAGTTTGAAAGATTCAAAGATTCGTGAAATCGCGAATAGATGCTTGGCTATAGTCGACAAACCGATCTCAAATTGTGAATTCATGCAGGTTGTAAAATACAAGAAGGGTGGATTTTACAGACCTCATTACGATACATTAGCGACGATGAAAAACCCTCGGGTTCATACGTTTATTATAGCACTAAACGACGACTACGACGGTGGAGCCACGATATTTCCAAATTTAGGAAAAATGTTCAAGTATAAGACCGGTGACGTTTTGATTTTTGATAATTTAAATAATTATGGATTCAAAACGAAGAAGGCGATACACGGAGGCATGGACGTCACGCGTGGTGAAAAGTGGGTGTGTAATTTATGGGTTCGTCGTCACAAATGCGAAATCAGTCCTCTCATAAACCCAATTTATTAAACATCTCAGGAGGCACACTTAAATTTAAATGTGTGGGTATAGTAAAATGATTCAAGAACGCAAACAAGCTTCTAAGCACCAAAAGATGGGCGCCGGTATTTTGATGGGCACTATTGTCGTCACTGTCTTGGCCTCTCTCTACTTGATGAGAAACACACGCAAACTCAAATAAACACATTATTCAAACGACACCTCACCGTTACGGATGAGCGCTCGCTTATTCTGTTCGTGCAAGGAATCGACCGCATTTTTATTTTGTCCCGAATATGGAACCGCGTAGTGATTTTCACACATCCATCTATTCACATTCGTCCAATGTCCATCTTCCCCGACCCACACTTCCGCCAAAATTCGGCCAAATTTACCCCTAGAATCCTTTTCAGGGCATCTGAGTTCGATAGTTATATCATCCTTCTCAGATTCCACAGCTTTCAGGCACCATTCCTTGAGTTTCTTCTTCGAAAGAAGACCGAGCTTTTTCTCGTCCAAATCACGCGTGCGAGACTCTGGGGTGTCGATTCCTAAAAGGCGCACTCTTTGTTTCGTGAGCACGTCGAACCCGAGGTCGATCGCCACGTCTATCGTGTCGCCGTCGACTATTTTCTCCAAAGAACTCACCCTGTATATGTATTCACACGGTGCCTGAGAATACGTCGCCATTGTTTTATATATGTCAGGATTTTAATTGAAGTCTCTCGTTTATGAGTTTTACGTAATCTTCGTTAAGTTCGACTCCCACGAAAGGAAGACCCAAATCTCTCGCGGCTACGCACTCACTCCCCGACCCCGCGAATGGTACAAACACGTACCCATTTTCGGGTGGTTGCTTACACGATTTCAATAGTCTTTCACACAGTGCGAGTGGTTTTTGAGTGGGGTGATCGACGCGTTCGTTTTTTCCGGCACCACCCGCTAGTGCGGGGATTTTGATAACGTCTCTGGGAAGTGCCCCCTTGGGATGTGCCGCGTAGGTCGTGTCCGGTGCGCCCTCTTTGGAAAAGCGCCCCTTCGTTCCCTTGCGCGTTTTACCCGCCGCACCTTTTATGAATCCGTCCGTGTATGGTTCCCGCACGTCATCCCTATGGAAAACCTTGGAATCTTTCCATAAAACAATGATAGACTCGTGTGATCTCTGCCAGAAATTCAGGGTTGGGGTCGTTTTATTCGTGTAATGCCACACGACCCATCGTCTATTTACCTCCTCGGGAACGCGGGAGAGAATCAGGGCTAAGATTTCACTAAATCCGTATATGAACATCGTACCATCCGGTCTAAGAATGCGAAGACACTCTTTAATCCATTCGTCACACCATTTCAAATAGTCACCCATCGGCTGTTTATCGCTTTTGTTTCCAAAATCCTTACCTATATTGTATGGTGGATCGGCTATAACTATCTGAGCCGATCCCGAGTCTAACGTGGGTGTTACGGATAGGACATCACCGGATATGATCATTACAAAAGTAGAGGGGCACAACTTTAAGCGAAACGTGGGATTAAATTGTATGTAATAAATAAGATGGCTCTCACCGACCAAGACATATCTAAGAAGATTCGCGAATTACGAAAAAAGGGAAGTCCGGTATATGCGCCCCTTAAATATTTCAGGGGATTGAAAACGCTCAGGGATGTGGAAAAAAGATATGTGAAAATGAAAACAAAAACATACACGAAATTCTCAACTGATAAAGGTGTTAAAACCCGTACATCCTCTTACACGAAACGATTCCGCGAAAAGTACCCGAACGCGAAATCCCTTCCCGAAATTGCGAAAGCGACGAAGATACCACTGAAGACACTGAGAACAATATACGATCGAGGACTCGCCGCGTGGAGAACCGGACACCGACCGGGCGCTTCTCCACAAGCGTGGGCGTATGCGAGAGTACATAGTTTTGCGATGAAAGGAAAGACGTATTACACCGCGGATCGGGATTTAAAATAAACCAATCTTTTCAAAATATTCTTTTGAAATTTCGCTCGCTATACACCGTCTCCCTGTATTTTTACACGCGATCGCCGTCGTTCCACCCCCGAGAAATGTATCCACGACTACATCCCCTTCATTTGAGTGTTTTTTGATAAGATCTTCAAACAACCTAATGCTTTTCTGTGTCGGATGAAAACGCCCTACACCGTTTTGTATGGGATGTTTGTATATACCATTATCATTATCATGTTCGTATATACCATTATCATACTTGCCATTGAACGTAGGTTTGCCCTTCTTGACACCCAAAATAGCTATTTCGCGAGAATTTGTTAGGTAATTAACTCGCGAATTTATGGGTTGTGGGTTCGTTTTAATCCACTCGATAAATCGTAATTGTTTAAATTTGTGCTTTTCCATGAGTTCTTTGAGGTATGATAATTTCCATATATCAAAAAATATTATACAAGTACCACCGTCTCTCAGTTTATCGTAGTACAATTTAATGAAATCACTGAGATCATCCATCGTAAAGTTCTCGTCCCATTCACCGTAGTTTGTTTTCACGCTATACTTAGTCCCGTGAATTGTCCCATATTTTAGATAATTTTCTTTGGCGTTGGGTGCGTCGACTTTGTTTTTAGATGTATAGTCGTTCCATTCTTGTTCCGTCTTCGATAGATCTTTACCGGAATCGATCGCGTCTCGTAATTTGTTCATGCCCGTTTCGTGTGAGATTATATAGGGTGGATCGGTTAAAATGAGATCTACACTCTTATCATCTAGAGATTTAAGTAGTTCGATGCCATTACAATTTCTAATATCCATGTTAGATTATATGGTCATGCCTTTAATTAATTCTTTCCCTTTAATGGCGAAAGAAGATCGGATTCGGATTCGGATTCGTATTCAGATTCAGAATCCGTCGTGAGGGTCTCCGTTCCGAGATATTCATCTATTCTTCGGATGATACCCTGGCCAATGCCCGAGATATGGGAGATTTGTTCGCCACACTTTACCTTCGAAGGATAGTTATACACCATGTTAGCGGCGTGTCGAAACGCGTATTTCTTGTATTTGTTTTCTTCACGATCGGCGAGATCATCGAGGAATGCCGTCAGGTCGTGATTGTAACAGACAAAGTAATCGGAATCGGAATCGGATTCGGATTCGGATTCCGTTTCTTCGGTTTCGGACGAGCCCGGTTTGCCAATCGTGGTAGCATCAGAATCGGATTCATAAGGTTCATCGCCAGTTATTTG